CCCACTCGTCAACACGGCCAAACACATGAGTGCCCGGCTTATCAAACCACTCTCCATAGATCTTGTCAATGCGTCTAGGTACGTAACCCAACGCCAACCAACTAAGGTAGTAGCTTTCAAAACGACATTGCATGCCTATACTAAACCCTGTTCGCAACCAACACAGAGCACGTTTTTCAGCTGAAGGCTGGACATACGGATAACTCTCTCGGTAAAAATCGACCCAACAATTCTTCGTCCGAAACCACCAGTCACGTTTTAAATGATCAACAGCACGTTGTAGCTGTCGACGACTGATCTGCGGTAGATAAATCTGGATCAGCACGCTTGCTAAAGTACCAACAAATGGCGTATCATTATCGCTATGATAATAGGATATCATCTTTGCAACCAGCAAAGACTTAGCATCCCCATCAGAGCAGATAGTGTGTAACTTTGACAAACTGCGTATAATATCGCAAGTGGAAATCAACTTCCCACTGCTTTCACCAAGGAAACGTCCACAAAATGATGTTTGACTGATGTCATTAAACACATCAATCTTCAATTGAAAACCCAAACAAGGCATTAAATGTAAGTTGTAGGAGACTTGATCACGATACTCCTGATACGTGCATATTAACCCATCATCACCTTCATGATAGGAACACCAAGATCCGGTTGGCATATTTGACAAACACAACCAAGTATTGAAATGATTTATTAACCCGTTTCCAATGCTCGTATGAGCATCACCAGAACAACGCGTACCATTGACATGGTAAACAAAACCAATGTCACTTATACCAATTGTCGTAATGGCCATGCTCATGGCTTGCAAATACAAACTATCCCCGGCAAATGGAGTGCACAAAAACATCTTTTCGACAACAGCAATATAATGTTGTGAAATGCTGAGGTCGAACCGGGTGTAATCGGTTTCAAAGTACAAATTATAGTCCAGTACATTTGATGTGGACTTTCCGGTTGCATCAACGAATTTACCATTCATCTTTGCTAACCTATCGTCAAGATTTAATCCTTTTACTAAAGCAGGATGTTGGTTCATACAATGCTCAAGAGCACTGATGTATGGACCAATAGTCGTCAAGAATTCATCAGACCTAGGACTAATATTTCTTGGATCGGTGAGGCTTGTAGAGGTCTCGATTTTTGGGAAGTTCTTGACGCGAGCGTCTTTCTGAAACAGACCCCGCAGCAAAACTCTGTCCCTGGCCGCCATTAACTGTTCCTGTCGCACCAGAGGATACCGTCGCACCCATTCGTGAAAAGGCATCGGGCCGTTCAACCCCGCCATCAACGGTAGTAATTGGGTGTAGTAGTATTCGAGTACCTTTATTCCCAATGGTCCAGCCATATTCGCCAACTCGCCCAGATAAGCCATGCTCGATGATTCTTTTAATGGTCGTTGCACAGTCATCACCATACATTTGGCGTGCATCGATCTTATCGAGAATCTCTTCAACCCAGATGCTGAAGTTAACGATCTGTTCATCTGAAAGTTGCTGGAGAGTAAATCGATAGCACTCTTTAAGATGAATTTCGGTGTTCTTGCCATTGACCTCAACTCGCACGATTTTAGGCAAACCGACTTCAGGTTTGTACGTGACAATGATCGGCAGAACGACG